AATTAGGTTTCTTATCGTATGCCATTAGAATGCCTGCTCTGAATTATTCTTTTCTATACCATCAGGTATAATTAAAGTACTTGTTGTTAATCTCAAATCGTCATCAAGTGAAACTTCAAAATCTTGAATATAATTAAGTTTGCTTAAATTTGTCTTGTCAATCAAGTCAGTCGTTGTTGTTTGGTCGAAATCGATATTTAAAATTAAATTATTATCTTGTTCATTTACATTTGTAATTGGTGATATCGAAGTACTTCCATATGTGGTTTCTACATTAACATCTTGTTCAAACATACCAAACTTATCTATTTTTGGCAATACAGGATAATAATAACCACTGTCCCATACTTGTTCTTCATCTTCATTAATACTTATCTCAACATAAGATTGTCTTGGTATTTTTATTCCCGATGACACGCCAATATCATCATCTACATCAACGTCATTTGTTCCTATGCCAGATAAATTAAAATAAGTAAAATCTTTTGGTATTATGTTTTGCCAATAAGTATTTTGATTTGGTATATCACTATCATCATTTTCAAAACCTAAATGTTTCCACATGGATTTTACACCTTTATACATTTTAGTTGTGGTGATATCAGTATCATTTAATCCCGTGCCCTTGAATGAATCATGATATTTTTTATTTACAAATCCGTTATGTATTATTGCCATAATATTATCCGTTCAATCCTACATCATACTGCGCAGTACTTGTTGCTCCTTTATCTTTTTTTATTTTACCAGAACCGCCGCCTGGTCCATCCCCACCTTCATTATGAACTAATACATTTTCAGCAAAATAAGTATGGGTGTTTTCTACTTCAAAGTTATACGTAACAACTGATTCGTTTATTTTTTCAATAGACTTTACTTCAACTTTATTTAATTCAGTATCATATAAGTAATCACCGACTATAATATGGTCTGCCCTTAACCACTTATCTCCGGGTTCTTCTGTCCATCTGTTATTTGGAACATACATTACGTGATTTTCAGTAACTCTTATATTGTTATTGATTATCAAGTATGCGTTTGTTTCATCAAATTGATGATAGTATCTATCAATTACTTTATTATGAGTAATTAAATTTGTATCCTCATCATAAGACATTACTAAATTACCAACTTGGATTTGTTCTATTGGTTTAGTAGTACCATCTGCCATAGTAATCATTGTTCCTTTTAAGAAACAAGTACCGGTGCCATTACCATTACCACCAGTAATTTGTTCTCTACTGAAAAAAGCTTTAACACTAGCGTTTTGATCATTAGGATTACCTGCGTTATTCCACTTTAAAGTTGCGTTTCTAACTGATGTCTCGGAAACATAATTTGGCCCAAACCCCACATACCCTACACCACTCTGGACTTCCCATTTATCAAATGAATAAGTAAACTCATCAGTATCTTCTTCTGGATATGCATTTATACTTCGGTTTTGATTAGTAGACGTTAATGTAAAATCTTCTGGAGAAGAAACACTACCATACTCAGCTGGAGCTCCATATATTTCAACATTCACAGGATTACCAGTATCAGTTTGAACTGCTTCATAACCAGCATGTACTGTAACATTAATTATATCTTGACTTAATAAGTTTTCGTCATTTGACCAATATATTGTCGTGGATAATGCATCGGGATTTTCTATATAAACTACATTAGGTGGTTGTATAGTCCAACCCTGAAACTCGAATCCGTATTCTGAGTCAGCCACTATGGGTAAGGAATTTGGATAAGTATCATCTATGTCTGTACTTAATATATGGGTTGTTCCTTCAGCTGGATCTATATTATCATCTCTGGTAGAACTCATAATTATATTGACTAATCCTCCAATTTCATTAGTTAATGTTCTAATACCTTCTTCTTCCATTTCACTCCAAGCAGATTCCATTATATTATCAGTATCAGCATCAGGTGCTTGAATTTGAATTCTAAAGTTATATTCCCTATCTTCTACATAACCAGGTGAATTGGGATTAAAATTATAAGTATTCGTATCATAACTCACTATACCATAGTTTTCTATATCTAACCAATCAGTAAGACCGGTGTTCTCTTCGTGATATCGTGATTGTATTCTATACACAACAGTAGACCAATCAATTTCCCAATCTTCTGAAGATGTTGTCGTGAACAAATTAATATCATCTGTTGTTAAGTTATCCCAAGTCAAATCTATAAAACCATAATCTACAGTAGCAGTTAAGTTAAAATCCCAATCCCCTATAGCATGTGTATATAAACAACTTCCATCGTCAATTAATACATAACCATCTAGAACAGATCCATAGTAATTAGTAGCGTTTGGATCCGCACAAGCATTAATTATAATTAAATTCGATTCTTCATACGGTGCCAATGAATCATCTGTTATTTTTCTTGAATAAGGTTCTATTAAATTACCATATGAAGATGAAATAGTTTCATAATCAACTTTACCCAATATATTTAATATTTGTATTTTATCCAATTCATTTAATTCTTCTATTACTTCTTCACTTGCTCCAGAATTATCTTGAGTTAATGCATTTATACCGACTATATTATATAGTGATTTTACAAATGCCGAGTCTTTACTGATTCCACCAATTGAAGCAAAATTACTATAGTCAAGTAAATTTAATTCATAATTTGCAGATGGGTTTAATAATATATTAGTTTGGAATTTTTCCCAAGTTTTTAATTGTCCATCTTGAATTCTATACATGACTCCAGTTATTGAATAAAAACCTGGCTTTTCATAAAAGTGTTCAAATAAAACAGAATCTTCTAATAACTTGGGTTCACTCGTATGTTCTAATTCAGTACCGTCATTCCAATTTAATTTAAATAAATAAATACCATCATTCTCCCCCGGAGACCAAGACCTCTGACCACTAACTGAATTATCTATGTAATTGTGCACAAGGTATCGATTTGAAAATATATCAATATTCATTCCAAAATTATTTAAATAACCTGAATTTCCATAAGTAGTAGGTTCTACTTGAACTGTGTCAGGATTATCAACATTAGGTATATTTGCCGGTGGAACTCTACCATATCTTTTCACTTCAAGTTTTAAATTAATCTTACCTTCTGTTGCTAATTCATATTGTTCTTTATCAATCTCTCTATCATAATATCTATCTAAATGAATTATATCATCATTGTTTGGATTAATAACAAATGGTAATGCTTCAACAGAAAATTTAGTTGTGTTGGATTCATCATAATCACCAGCTCCAGCACCTGCAATATATACTTCAGGTAAAACAATATCACCATCTTGATTGTAGTTGTTTACTTTTGTTGAACCCCAAGTTTCTAATTTATAACTTTTTCGATATGTATATTCTTCAGTTAAATAAGGTTGAAATGTTGATTCATTAAAATTATTGTTTTCCCAATAATCGCGATTATTTAGCGTGTATGTTCCGAGTGATATTCGATTATCATATTCTTCCTCTATGCCAGTACTACCGTCATTTAATTGTGGATTTAAATAAATTAAATCACGGCCTTGTTTTGGTTGAAATACTTGGAATATTTCATCTAATAAAAGATGACCAGCAGTCTTTGGTCCAACGGATTGTGGGACATCAATTTCATCGGCTTTCTTAAATGTGGCCATGATGTTTAAGCACTCTCTACGTTAACTTCCAACGAATCAATTTTATATCCACGAGCTCTTAATAAATCACTTCTACTGATTACCTCTACTTTACATTTTGCTCCTACTAAATTGTTAGTTCCCTCTTGTATATTATCTATACCTTGAGCTGCTAATGTTCCATCTGTATTTCTGTGATTTAACCAAAATTCTTTATCTTGTAAATAATCAGTATAGTTGTGTGAAAGTTCTTCGTTAACTTCAGGATTATAAGTTGCACAAATAAAAAACCATTCGTTTAAATCATCAGTTGAAATCGGAGTATAATCATAAAAGTTGGTAGAAGGAGAATCAGTTGTTATTGTATTGTGTTTATTTCTATCTAGACCCCCATAACTACTATCATATAATTTTCCATTATTAGGAGTATTAGAAGTATTAGAGTCTAAATCATCACGAACAACTAACCTAACCATTCTTTTATATACACCATCATCTTCTAGTGTAGTCGTTTCTAATTTAAATCCATATGGACTTGAAGTTGATAATGGGTTTCTAAAATTAAACAAAGTTCCTCTTCCTGTTTTTCCAACAAACCTTACCCACATCGTTATGGTAAACCCATCGACTAAAAATGATGGACCTGTTACGTCAGTTCCATTAATTGTACGAGTAACTATTTTTTGAAACTCAAGCATTTGATTTGGATTTCTTAATATAATGGCTTGATTTGGTTTTCTTATCTTTAAGAATCCACTTGATTTATTCTCATACTCAGGTCGTTGATCTGGAATTACTTGAACAACATTATCAACATCACCTAAATAAGTGTTGAGTTTGTTTCGCATTGACTCAAGTGTTTTACCTTGATTATTGGTATTGGCATGAGTGTTTAATCGAGTTATATAAGCAGTAGATTTATTTTCATGACTGACTCTACTTCCAGAATCTAGAGCTAGAGATCCAGATGTTAAGGATTCCCCAGCACCATCATTATCAACATCTTGAAATGGTGGTGTTGAACCGATTAAATCATTAAACTCATTAAAAAACTCATTGATTTGATCTTGTCTTGTGGTTTGAGTTGGGAGTAATTCAAATATATTTGTATCTAATATTTCACGTGCCTTTTCTGGATTTATTTTAGTGCCAGTTTTAGGTTTTGTTAATTGACTTAAATTCAATACATTTATAAAATATCTTTTGATTGGACGGAATGGCATTAGTTACTCTCCGATGTATCAGTATCATTTGGATCTAATTCATATTCTTCATACAATATTGCCTCGTTGGCAATAAGTACATTATATTTTGTATCATTATTACCAGTGTATTGCATTATATATTCTTGTAATCTCCAATATTGAGTTCCGACTGCCGGTTCGTTTAGATTAATCCAATCTAGTTCATCTGGTTCATATATTGTAAATTTTTCTGGAATGATATCATTAGGAATTTCATTATCAAAAATATCCTGACAGATTGATTCAAACACATCACCCTGTAGGTCTTGTCTATTCTCTAATGTATTCCTATCTTTTTTATAAAATACTAATGGTTCACCTTCTGATCTTCCGTCTTTCCCTGCTGTTTGTTTAATACCACCACGAATAGTTGTCTGTAAAGACAATACTTGTTCATCCGTTAATGTATGCTCAACAAACCATTTTTTGTAAAATAAATCACTTACTATCTCTCGTACTTCTTGAATGGTTTCATAGTCGACTACTGGCATTTCTCCCGCTATAGGATCTTCTATACCACCATCTTCTTCGGGATCCGGATCCACAAAGGAATCCGTGGTGGATTGAAAGTATTGAATAATAATTCCATTTGGGTTTATCTCATGACTAGCATTCAACACGCCTTCACCAACCATATAAGTACCATCTCGCATTAAATGATATAAACCTACATATGGATTATTTAAATCTGGTAAAAGATATTCCATTTGTGGACTAGCAAAATACCAACCATCTTCAAGTGTAGCTATCATTCCAACTTCACCCACTAGAGTAGTTTCACTACCAAATTTGGGATCTTCCTTTGTGTCTTTTTCTTTTTCTATACCAGTAAATATAGTTTTACCAGTTTTTGTATCGGTAGTTTTGGTTGTAAATATAGTTTTACCAGTTTTTGTATCGGCAGTTTTGGTTGTAAATATAGTTTTACCAGTTTTTGTATCGGCAGTTTTGATAGTGGTTGTGGTTTTACCATTTTTTGTATCGGCAGTTTTGATAGTAGATGTAGTTTTATCAGTTTTTGGATCAGTAGTTTTGATAGTAGATGTAGTTTTACCATTTTTTGGATCAGTAGTTTTGATAGTAGATGTAGTTTTACCATTTTTTGTATCAGTAGTTTCGGTTGTGGTTGTGGTTGTGGTAGTAGAACTATCCCTATCATCACCACCGTATTCACACTTACCATCATCAACCGTGGCGGCTGGATTGTAATTATTAGCTTCTGGATCCATACACCCATATATCGTTGCATTATCTTGGTCTTTACCATATGCCATGATTAAACCCTCAAGATAAATTCAAAATCGTCATCGTATATTATTCTCTGACCATCGTCATGATTGACTTTAATCATTATTTTATACGCACGATTAGGTTCAAATCCATTTAAGTCTTGTGTAAAATATGGAGATATCGTATCACAACTCATTGTAGTATAGGCACTAAATGGAACAATCGATTCATTAGTTGCTAAGTCAATAATCGAATACGAAGTAGAACCCTCCGTGAAATAACTACCACTCACACTCTGAACTGATGTACTGAAACTCTTATCTATATATCTTTTTCTCGCACCAAATCTAAACTTTACCTTTTCGGTTTCTTTATATGCTTCCCGTAAGTGTATAGGGTATAGGTAGTTCTCACTATTACCCGAAAGGTCTAAGGTGGTCAAGCTACCCGTATTACTACCTGTTGCTGGAAGATGATCATCCCATTTTAATTCTATCTTAGGTGAGTATATTGTATTGGTTTGTCGTGAAAAGAATTTAATATCTTCATAACTACCACTCGATGTTTCACTACTACCGGATATTCTTAATAGTAATCCGTAATTATTATTCTCCCCACTAAACCATTTTTTAGCAATAGAAGTTATGTCTATATTTAAATCGGGTGATTCGGATGAAAAGGATTGTGTTACCTCGTCAGCCACAATATAAGTTCCACCATTAGTTGCCCAATTTATTTCAGCACCACCTGCTGGGTATTGTCTATTTTTCCAACTCACACCATCTGTGGTTTTTGGTTCATCTGATTCTTTACCAACACCTTCATCCCACGATTGACTTAATGGATAAGCAGCAATCGTATAGGTTTCACTTAATCCACTTGTTCCTTTGGTTTCCCAAAGTCTTAAATTAGTTTTGTAATCAGAACTTACATTAGATGATGTTATGAAAGAACTAATTTCATCAGTATCAAACTGAACCAATACTCGTGTATTATAACTGAAGTCTTTATTGAAAAATACTTTCTTTAATTCCAATATCTCATCTTGACCTGTATTCTTATCCGTATAATCCTCACCGGTAATTGAATCAGAACCGCTATTAATAAAAGCATCTTTAGTTGTAAAAAAATATCTATGCATTATATTACCTTCCCATAAATGTCTTGATTAGGATTTCTTAATTCAAATACAGATGGAGTTACTGATGGTTTGATTATTCCATTTTCTTCAAGGTCTGCGTTTACAAAATCATACATAAATCCATAACCACTTTCACCCCCTGGGTCTCCAGTTATTACATCACCACCTATTTGATAGTAAGCCATATTTCTATCATGACCTTCTCCTGTTTGGAAAAGTTTTAATTTCTTAATCCCAATCACACCCTCTAATCCTAATATATTATATTGTAAATCATTCATATTAATTGATTGTCTGAATTGCATTCTTTCTATTTTAAAGAAATCCTTTATGGTATTGATGACTTGTATTTTTACATCACTTGGGTTAACTCTTCTGTCTGAGTTTACCTCAAACTTAACTCCAAAGTTAACCTTGTATCCAGAAAATAAAACATCATCACCACTACCATCTAAAGTAAATCCAAAATCTAAATGGTCATTAATCATTCGATATTGATTCAAATAAGTCATTATATTTTTTAATACTAATTCAGGAGTTTGAACTAATTGTTTATTTTGATTATACGATAATGTACTTACAAATAACCCACCATCATCATCAACTCTTTCTACATAACATTTAGCAATATTACCAAACTTCGCTGGAAGATTTAGTATTCTTGCCTGATAGTCTTGACGAGTAACACATCTATTCTGTGAAGCAAAAAATGATTTAGCATTATGTCTGATTTCTTCAACGGTTTGACCATCAGTTCCACCAGTTGCTGCTTCATCATTCGTTACGGTTATTCCCGTAGTACCATCAGCTATGGTGGTTAATTCACCAACTTGTGCATTTGAGTCAGGTCCACCACCTACTCTATACTTGATAGTTAAAATTGTATTTGCTGGAGTCTCACCCATATTTAAATTATTCGTTCCAAAATCACTTATAGGAGCATTGATTGAATTCAATGGATCCCCATTTAGAGTTAAACCGACTTGTTGTATTGTGGTAAATATACTTGAATTAGAAGAACCCGTTACATTGTATTTATATAATCCATTACCAAACATTAATTTAGTTGAATTTGTATCTACGTCAAAATTAGTTACAAACTTTTTATTCGTATTGATATAATCTAATGTATAAGGTATTGATATTAATGAATTATCAACAATACCTTCTCCTTGATCGTAAGCACTTCCACTTCTATCACCGACATCATCCGTATAATATGTTTCTTTTAAAATTCTTTCCTGTGAAAGGTAATCAACCTCGTACCATTTTTCCCCTGATGAATCTGTGCAATTTAATATTTCAATAACATTATCTTCACCTAAATCCAATTCTAAAAATTTAGTAGGACTCGTAATGGTAAATGATTTTGTTTTAGTTTGAGCAGATATTGCCTGTACATATCGGGTTAAAGTATAAGAAGAAGCCTCACCATTCGTATTTAAATTTGGAGCACTTATTGATGGCGTGTCAGGTGAACCCGATATACTAAAATCAATTTCTCCCGTAGTTTCAAATAATAATTCACTATCTATATTGGATTGAATTTGTAAACCATTTGTAAATGGATTATTAGCTGGGATAGTATCATAATTAGGAGTACCATCTAAGTTAGCATTTATTGTCGCGGTTACTTTTAACTTAACAACAGATGGAGTTTTGTTTGGAGTCTTATATCCAAGAAATTCAGCCAATCTTCTTACGTTTCTTTTTTCAGTTGCTGTTGATAATATGTTTTCTTTATAATTGTAATCAACATAATAAGACAATACATCACCTACGTAACTACTTAATTCAATCAACATCATACCAGGAGATGTTTCATTAAAATCTTTATACGTATCAGGAAAGTAAGACTTCGTGTATTCGATTAAATCAGCTTTAATCGTAGAAAAATCCTTACTCGTGTAATTGATATTCGTTGGTTTAAATTTTTGTTTATCTGAATATGCCATATTTGTTATCCCCCAACACCACCGAGTGTCAC